CAGCAGTCTCCAGTCAATCAATGGCATCCAGTCCAGATCAAACCTTCATCGATGCAGCTATAAACAAAGCAGTGGCAAGTCGAGGTCGTTTTTAGAGAGAAGGACGATAGGCTACCGCATGAGCGGTAGTCTTGACCTATCGCAAGACAAGTCCGTTACCTAGTGCGCCAAGGCCCACACCAAAAAGACCGACAATGTTCAGCGGTAAACAGCCACCAGCAGTTGAATTTCCTGCATAGGCAACAAATCTTTTAATCCTTATACAACCAGCCAACTTGGAGAATTATCTCATGGCAATTTTAGGTTTACGGGGTACGGGTACGTTTACTACTGACTTCCGTCCCACAAATTATCGAGAACTTTTTACACTCTTGGAGCCGAATGGAGCAGCCCCCTTACAGGCATTGCTCTCCATGACTTCTGGCGAAGCCACGGACGATCCACAGTTCAATCACTTCCGTGATGAGCTACCTGATCGTGTGCTTAACTTGCACGCTGCAATCAACAACAGTGCTACTTCAATCACAGTAACCAACCATGCGGATGTACCTTTCATCACTGCTGGCACTATCCTGCACTCTACATCTACTGGAGAGAACATGCTGGTAACTGCTAATACTGCTGGCGGTGCTGCCGCTACGTTAACAGTAGTTCGTGGCATTGGTTCTACTGCGACTGCAACTTTGATCAACAAAGAAATTGTGATCGTTGGTTCAGCACAAGCGGAAGGTAGTGGTAGTCCTGATGCGGTCAGTTTCGACCCAACAGTTCAGCACAACTTAACCCAAATCTTTAAGACCCCAGTGAACATCACTCGTACTCTAAAGAACACCAATCTACGGACTGGTGACAAAGAGCAAGAGCAGTTGACCAAGGCATTGAAGATGCACATGGGTGACATTGAACGCGCAATGTTCTTTGGCAAGAAGCACACTATTAATGGTTCAACCTCAACGCCAACTCGTTTCACGGGTGGTTTGTTTGAGACAATCACTAACGTCACTGACGCAGCATCTAATGCTACTGCGAACCGCATCACCGAAAAAGAATTTGACCGCTTATTGGTTGAAGACATTTTCGCATACGGCTCGACTGAGAAGATTGCCTTCTGTGGTGCTGGTGTGGCTTCTAATATGCAAGAGATTGCTAAGAACCGCTGGCAACCAACTCAGGTTGATGGTTCGTATGGTGTGAACATGTCTCGTTACAGCACATTCGCTGGTGACTTGAACGTGATCTTGCACCCAATGTTCCGTCAAATCCCAAGCCTCAAGAACTCAATGGTGGTTCTGGACTTGCCTAACGTGAAGTATCGCTACCTTGCCAACTCTGACACTCAGTTAGAGCGTGACATCCAAAATAGGGACACTGACGGAAGCAAGCACCAGTATCTTACTGAGTGCGGCTTAGAGTTGACGCAATCTAAAGTGCATCACGTTGTTAAGAACTGGTTAACTGTCTCATAGGACGACCTAACCTAGTTTAAAGACAACAATAAAAGCCGAGGCAACCCCTCGGTTTTTTTATATCAGGAGATAACAATGTCAGAAAAGAAAACCCCCAGTAAGACAGAGACAGGGACTGTCAATTACGTCAACCCTCGTCAAGAGGATGCACCATTCTCTCTAAAGGTAGGTGACTCAATCGTCAAGCCAGTCGTACTATCCGATGAATCCTATATCTGGCCCATACCCAAAGAGATATTAAGCCAAGCACTTCGTCATTCCTTCATTACTACTGGCAGACTGATCGCTGAGAAATAATTATGGCATCGATGAACCCCCAAATCCGCGACCTGAACTCCCCATTGGAAGAGCTAATTATGCAAGCCCTTCGTAGGCATGGGGAGTTCACTCCATCAACTGTTGATGGTGATGTTTCTTTGATGATGATGGAGTTTGCAAACGAGGTACTTGAGGAGATCAATAGCCATCCTTACTTTACTGGCACTGCACTTGAACCTTATGTGTCTATCCAAGAAGCCAGAGAAGTTCCAGATAACATTATTGTATTAGGAATGCTATTTCATTACGCAGTCCAGCAACACTCATCTAAATCTCAGATGGCTGGAGAGAAGTATTTCCGCACCATGAATCAGAAGTTATACATCATGAAGCATGGAACATTGAAGCCATATTTTGATCAGAGTTTCCGATAATGTCTAGCACTCTCGCACCATCTGGCGTTAACTTAAAAACGCACTCCTATCATAACTTTCAAGGCGTGGATTCAAGCCGAGATAAGTCATCATTGGACACAGGCGATGAGCAACATTTAGTTGATTGCATTAATGCCTCTTGTGATTGGAGAGGCACAATCATCCGAGACAATGGAGCAACCCTACGAAAGACGACTGTCGGGACTATCCGTCATCTGGCTTTTTACGGAAGTGACTTAGCAGTGTGGGCCGAATCCCAAGACTCAGGTACAGCTTTGATTGCAGATAATGGTGCAGACCTAATCGACATCTATGATGTGGATGCAGTTGTCACCTCCACAGTATTTGGTGGCAAGACTGTATTTTCCTCAAGAGGGAAACCACTCGAATATTTTGATGGCACAATATTTAAACAATCCTCATCCAAGAATATTCAAGACCCAGCCTATATCACCACACTCCAGAACAGGCTGGTCATTGCTGGAGGGCAAGGCTCTTCAACTAAACTAAAGGTCAGTCGTGTGGATGACTCAGAAATATTCCCAGAAGATGAGGAGCCAGATGCGGAGCAGGTCACTAAGGCTATCTTCTTTGACATCGGAAACGTAATCGGAAACCAAGGTTCCATAAAAGGTCTTGGTACATTCGAGAACTCTCGCCTTGTTATCTTTACAGAAGACAAAGGCGTGGTGTATGAAATCTCCACAGACAATACCAAGATCGCCATTGATGACAGCATCATCATTAACGCTGGAACTATATCTCACAACACCATAAAGGAAGTTGCTGACGGAGTATTCTTTTGTGCAAGAGATGGTGTATATCGTCTGGCACGATCATCAGCAAACGGCATAACTGCAAACATCGAACCGATGTCAGCAAAAGTCACTCGCCTCTATCGTAAACTGATCAGTCAGGTCTCTAATCCAGAAGACATCTCTGCTCACTACGATCAAGATGAGCACCAGTATCACATATTCTTCCCTCGCTCCAACTCTCTATGCACAAGACTCACTCTTACTCTGGCTCCCAATGATGTTTCAGAATCAAACAAGTGGAACACAGGTGACTTCAACAACACTCAGTGTGCAGCAGCTCTAGGAGGAACTACTTTATTTGGTAACAACGGACAGATTTGGGAGTACCGATACAGTGAAGATGCAGCAGAGGAATACCCTACAGCAGTAGTGACGACCCCAATTTTGTGGCATGGCACTATGACCGAAATAAAGCAATCTCACTCCATGCTCATACAGGCAACAGGAGAGGGAGAGATTCAAGTGGAAGCATTTGATGATGGAGGCCGAATCTTATCGACTCATAATTTCCAGATTCAAGATGATTTAGTTGCTGGGGAATTTCCAGATGTTCCCTTGAATCGACAGTTTAACCGCAAGTTGGAGCATCGCTATCGAGGCATTCAGCTAAAGATCACAATTAAAGGTAAAGGGCTGATCCAGATTCTGGGAGTAGCCATTAACATTAAAAAGTAGGTAATTGAAAATGGCTCGCATCAGACAGCAGCACCCACAGAACTATACGTCTACTGGTAACATCAATACTGAGTTTGAAAATATACTTCGCTATATCAACTCAGCGGAGCTTGGCAATAAGTCTATTTCTGAACTCTTGGATTCGATCTTTGATGCCAGTGGAGATTTTGATGGTGTTGTACAAATCCGTCTCGATACCACTTCTGGCTTAGAATATCGTGTTGGAACTTACACCACTGACACCGAGGGATGGCAATCTATTGCTGCTATCGCTGACATTCGTGGAGCGGCTGGATCAGACGTAGGCACAATCAATGCGCCCATATTTTTCAATCGACAAGACATTGCTATGGCAACAGGTGCTACAGTCATTGCATACAGTTTTGAGGCAGCGACTGACAACGTGCTGGTCTATCTAAACGGCATACTACAAGCCGAATCAACGTACACCGCAAACTCCACAGCTAATACTGTTACTCTAGGAACTGCTGTTGGCGCAGGAATCAAAGCCTCTATATACTCGATTCGTCCCAGCTCTATCTCAAACTTCCGTAGATCAGATGTAACCGCTGTAGCAAACCAAGTAATCGTCCCATTCGTTCACACTGACCAAGAGCAAATCTTAGTTTATCGCAACGGCATCTTGCAGCAGACAGGTGGAGCAAATGACTTCACCTCCTCCTCAAGCACCAACACTGTGACCTTTAACTCGGCTTTGTCAGTAGGTGACTTGATCACTATTTTCACCATTGAGAACACAGCCTCTGTGCGAGTCTCTGGCCTAATGACTGAGGATAAGTACACCGATTCAAACGGCTTTATCACTTACAACAAACTAGCGATTGCTGACGGAGAAATCCCAGTAGCCAAGGTTGCAACACTTGCCGCTGAGATTGCCGACAAAGCCCACATGAACGTAGGCTCATCAACTCCTTCTGGAAATGACGGATACCTTTGGGTAGACACCTCTGGTGCAGTAGCAGAACTAAAGTTCAAAGAGTCAGGCGCATGGATTTCAACATCTCCAGATGCGTCACTTCCAGTCCCATCCAGCTCAGACGCTTTGCGTTACCTCCGCATCAACTCCTCTGGTTCTGGCTTTGAGATTGCAGACCTAAACCTATCCTCG